CTCAACAACAATGTAGCATAGATAATCTTGTTGTAGTTTTCGTGAATAAATGTAATACGGCGATCACGAAGCAAATCAACTGCGTAACGGAAACTCACAGAGTCTTGATCAATACCAAATTGCCAGCCCATGTAGCTGTGCCACCATCCGTTGCCTACTGGAGTATGAATATCTTTGCCTGGTTGATCACTTACCCGGTGATGATGACCACGATGTAGTGCTACCCACCATAGCGGGCTACCTTCGCCTACTAACGTACTTGCCCATAACAAGAATGGCTCAGCCCACTTGTGCGGTGTCCAGCTTTTATGGCTTAACCAACGATGTAGTGTTAAATTGTTGCCAATGCCGTCTAGCAGTACCCAGCCCAGTAAAGCCAGGACAACGTACCACCACGACCAACCTGTTGCAACTGTATAAGCAACAGTGGCAATCGCGGCAATGTGATAAGGCAACCATACTGCTAATATGTACGGAATTTGATGAGTTTTTTTGTATAACTCAGCTTGTTTGTTCAACCAATTTTTCATGTAGCATCTTTATTCAATGGGATAGCCCGGCCTCCTTGGCTTGGCGGTAATGTATTTTCTCTGCGTAGTATATATCTTCGCAGGTTCATATCGTGGGGGTGTAATGCATGACCCATTAATTCATGTATGAAACTGTAATGGCTTCTTGTTTGTGCAGGGATAGTGCATTCAACAAAGCTGTAGTATTTTTCTCTAACTGGCAGCATGATCTTGCTGTAGGCAGCTTCGCGATGAGCAGGATAACTTACATAAAACTCGTTCATGCCAGCTTCTTCGTGTACTTTGCAAAGTTCGTCGATAATAGTCCTAAACGTTGGAATAAACTTTACACCAAGACTTGGACTCAATAACCAGCTCAAACTCCAACTTGGCATGTGTCCCCAACGCTTAACTCCAACTGCGGCTTGATATACACCGTTCTTGTCAACTAATGCATAACATTGTCTGATGTTATAGTTGTTAAATGTACTAGGCAACATAAAAGCTGAAAAGAACTTTTTGCGTTTCCCTGCATCATCAATATCGTTTGAAATTTTAAAATCTGGATACTTGTCAGGATCCGTATTAGCATAGATATGCTCTGCGAACTCTACTAGTCCTGGCAAATGATCAAGTGTCATTGGCATTAGGCTATATTGCATACTGTCTCTACTCCGTTAATTAAATTTTGTTTTAGTTGGGCAATGGGCATAACATAATTACGCTCTTCAAAGTTCAAGTTTGATTTTTCATACACGTTATATCTAACGTAGTCCCACAAGTGCATGTAGTTTTCAACTCCGTGCCACTTGGGACGTTTCCTAAAGTTGTAACCCAAATGTGAATAAATCTTCATCTTACTACTGGTCCAGCCTAACTTTCCCGGGATACGATCGTTTACTAAATCGTCAACTGTTGGAAGTTCTAAAAATGATAAAATAGATTCAGGACTATAGCTGTAAAAGTTGTTGAGTGCCGGGATGCCAGTGGCATCAGCAAATCTACGCCATACGCCATCTTGATCCTCTTTTTTCAAGAAGCACCATCTATCATAATGCTCTCCAGTTTCCCAGTCAATGCTAGGTAGCTTTTCTAATTCGATTTCGTCAATTGTGATCATCGGAGCATTGTAGTCTAGTACTACCTTCATAAGAAGCTGTTGATAAAAACTGTAGCCTTGGAATCGAGCACCAATTTCAAATGCTTCGCCACTCATTACAAACTCTTCAGGATCGACATCAATAACGCTATACTTCAATCCCATATGATCTAACATTCGCATTGCAGGACCAATGTCGTGAATATTTTTATCATCGGGAAATCTAATAGTAACGATGCGTGGAGTAATGCCAGCTGATAAGAAACTTTGTAAAGCCATTTCACTATCTAATCCACCGCTTAGAAAAATAGTCAAGTCTGGATAAGTTTTGTTTAGTGTGCGAGCAGTTCTAATCAGCTCTGCTTTAAAGCTCATTGGCTTACGAACACAACCACCAACACTCATTGATGTTGTTTCTAAATTGTCTTTGCGCCAAATCTGGCTACGGTCATCACCGTACCAATATTTCAAATGCGAACGTTCCGTGTTTATAATCATGCTATCCCAAATTCTCTATCAATGTTATTCATTCCATCAAGTACTGCTTCAATGCTGGCAATTGGTTTTACAACTGCCCATTGGGGTGTATTGAATACGTTTAATTGGCGCTCAAACGGAATACAGTCATTCCACCAGGTACTCCAGACTGGGCCTAATGCGCCAGCCTGACCTTGTACACGTCTTTTGATTGTGGTATAGATCCACTTGTTGTAATCGTTAAATGTTAAGATCATTCCTACGTGATTGCGTTCTACACACCATTGCAAATTTGATGCTAGCAAGTACTTGGTAATTTCATTATGAACACGATACTTTGGCAATAACCAGCAACGATTGCCGCCACTGCCAAATGCACCCGAAAGCGAGCTTGTTTCAACTGCGCTAACTCCTACAATTTTACCATCGTCTAGCAACAAGTCAATTTGGCCTGTTTTTTCTGTCCAACGCGATCTATTGTTAACAATATATCCAAGTCCTGCAGGAAGATCATACCCCATATTAACCATTGCTGGTAATGGATCATTTGCAATTTCTGCCAAGAAGTCTTGGTATAGTGACTCTATACTACTAAAGTGTTCGGCGCAGGTATGAATAACTTCTAATGTCATACCTGTATGTATGACTTAATCAGGGTCGGTGTTATCCAAGCAAGCAACAAAATGAATACGTGGCTTCATACTACCATTCATTGCCGAATGTTCTTTGGTAGTGTCAACCCACCAAATATGCCCGTCAGCTGGTATATGTCGCACTGCTGGCGGGTCTGTAAAAATAAATCTCGCCTGTGGGTGCGTATCTATTGCAATATGAATACGCGGCGTCCTGTCAGTGTGTATGCTATAGCAAGTGCGAGGCTGAATAGTTAACAGTCGTGCTCTGTAAACTTTAAATGGTAAGTTTGCAAAAAACTGTTCCCACCAAGTGCCTACTAAACTAGGGTGCAACTTGTCCCAAATTGATTCGTCTATATTGGGCATTGATCCAGTGCCAACTGCCCAATCATCTGAGCCGTCAGTTTGTAAAGAACGTTGTGTATGATAAACGCCGTTTGGATAGTCGTACATCAGCGTATATGCTTCAGCTTTTAATCTATCCAAATCTATACAAGCGTTACTATATCTTCTAAAACGTCTATCAATTGTCATGTGGTACCAATGGCCATGTATCTGGTGCATTTGTAGAGATTTAGTTCTCCGGACCAGATAATGTTATTTAACCCACATGACGCAATAAACTCTTCTAGTGTTTTATGGCAATTTACATGATCAGGTACATCAAACATGTCGTTGCCTTGTAGTACAATCACAGCTTGCTTTGGTAATGTTTTAACCCATTCACCATGATCAGCAAAGTGCTCAACAATAGTATCAATTACAATTGGCTTGTTATACTTTGTAATGTTTAGTTTTATCACATCTCTATTGCTAGTTCTGAATGTTGAATTTGTAACGGAATTTAAATCAGAAGATGCTCCGTGAACAGACTCATCAATGTCAATATTGGTTACTGTGTCAAGGAACTTGCCCTTCATGTCAGCCAAGAAACTTAGCATACCAACCCAGCCGCCTACCAGTAGTACATTAGAAGCTTCATCAGTTGCATATTTGCGAGGCTTTGGCAATACATTAAGAGTGTCCATTTGTTCAATTAGCCACAGCTTGCTTTTAATTTGGTTTCTGCTTAAAGCGTCTTTCCAATTTAAATCCAGGTGGTCGGCAACTGATTGTGCAAGCCTATTGATATGCTTACTGCAACCAGGATAATAATTACTCAACAGCTTGCCTAATAACTTAATATCATTGTCTTGTACAGCCGAGAATAATGTAGTATCCTTGCCAAACATAAGTTCAAGCAATTCAAAAATTTTATAAAAGTTACTTGACGCTTCTTTCAATAATCCATATGCCCGGCCAATGTGATAATACGGACTAACACCGTCGTGAGTGTTTGCTTCAATCCAGTTGTGCATAGCCCAGGCATTGCCTTCAATGTTATGCAATATTGTATCATTAACTTGTGGCGGTGATGGTATTCTAGTGTATTGATTGCCTGTGCAACATATTCCGTGTATTTTGATAAAATTATACAGTGTTGCAATGCCTGCAGGATTAGAAGGATCCTTTGCAGTGTCAAGCAATGGTTGTAGGTCAACAAAGTTTTCACGTCCAACTTCGAGTATTAGCCCTTCTAATTCAGATTGTTCTCCTGTTTCAACCCAACGATGAAGGAAATGGATACTGTGACGGTATCCAATTGCTTCGTCAGTAAAGTACATTAACGCTGATCTTAATTCTGCATTTTTATCCACGGAACCATCCATATAAACTTAAATTTGTACGCCATTCAACATCTTCATATGTTAATGGTTTGTCGGGGTGCAATTGTGTTTGCTTAATAAATGCACTTTGCTCTGCATCAAAGTCTGGCAGTATCCAGCCTAATCCATCGCTGATATTTTTCCCAAGTGCTTTAGCAGCCTTTACAGGATCAGCATTAGAATGTTGTTCAAAGAAGTCTTTGAACCAATCGTAATCACGAATGTTTACAAAGTCAAAGTTGTCATACTGCAATAACTTTACTGCAAGCCTTGCGCCATACACACTCCAAATACCGTGTTCGATATCTTTACCTATGGTCATCCATGTTAGCAGTCGTTGATAGTTTGCGGCATGCATTGTAGTTGACCACTCGTCAAAGGATAGCAATCGTCCTTGTTCCATTGATAGCTTTACACCTTCGCGGAATCCCACGCGAAATGCTTGATAAGGACTGCCATTTGTGTGTACGTTGCTCCAGCATCCTGGTAGTTCTTTGTAACGCTGAAAGTCCCAACAAAAGTCTACCGCGTCACGTTCTTCATCTGCAAGCTCGTGACTCTTCATGTTAGACAAGTGTTCAGTACTCCACATTTTTAAGCCACCATTACCGTACATGAGTCCGTTTGTAACTTGTCGGCCACCCCAGGTAAAACTAACTTGCCCGTTCATGTTTTGTGGCAGAGATTTAGTAAAGAACTTTGGATCAACTTGATTGTCAGCGTCGACTGTAATAACATAGTCGCTCATTGGAAATGCATCTGCGGCAGCTTTGTGACAAGCATCAAATCCTTTTACTCCATGCACACGAGCAACTCGTTTATGCGGCACTACTTGTTGTAATAGGTTCCAATGTGCATCTGCATTTGGTTCATCAAAACTCAAAAATACAACAGGAACATCTGCAAAGGTAGTTCTTGTATTTTGTTTTTTTGGCTTAACGTTAAACATTGACATTTTTAAATTCTCCTCGCAACCAGTCCCAGTCGTTAATTTTATCAAGCATTATTAAATCATCGCTATACTGTAGCCCAAACTTAGATCCAGCTTGTGCTCCTAGTACACTGTACTTTCCATTATGTGCTTCCCAACCCACAGTGGCCCAATGTAATCTACGACGACTACATTCTTCAATTTCTGCCCAATAAGAGTAAATGTTTGATTCGTGACTATAACGATCAGCAATCAATACACTTTGAACTCGTCGATATGTTGCACGTTTTTCTGGTGTCCAGTCTGCTTGGTCTGCAACATATTCTGTTAGCTTGTGCAATTCTTCATTTTTGGTTGCAACTGCTTTGCGTACACGGCTTTTGATCATGCTCAATGATGCAAGTTTGGCACATTCACGAAATGCACCAATCCATGCTGATTCTGGTGTAGCATTAAATCTAGTTTCGCAACTGACTTGATCTTTACTAACGGTTGCTCGACCAACAGTGGTGGATAAATCAATACGCCATTGTTTATCTTCTAAGAACGGGGCTTGCGGGAACATTTTGATACCACCATAGCCGTACTCGAGACCGTTAACTGGGTTGCGGCTAGGCCAAACTAACACGCACTCAGATTCAGGTATTCCCCAATGCAGAGTTTTGGCGTCGGGTTCCCAATGAAATTTAAATCCGTCAAGTACCCATGCGTCTGCATCAACAACGTAAAAGTTTTTAGTTGTGCTTAACTGAGCGCATGCTTTATGTACTTGGTAAATGCCCTTTACGTTATCAACACGCTTGGCTGAAGGCGCAAGTTGAAGCAAGCGTTGCCAATTGGCTTCGCTGCCTTCTTCGCCCATTGAGATGAAAAAGATATCTAACATTACTCGGCAATAAACTGTTCAACATCACTTTCTTTGATATGCGGTGCTAGACGATGCGGGTTAAAGAAACTTGCTTTAAAGAATCT